ACCATAAGCAGATATACCTAATACAGCACCCATACAAATATGGAAGAATCCAGCACCTTGCAATGTCAATGGTTGCCATTGTGTAAACACAATGTTCTTTAAATATGTTGCTTGTGCTAAATTCCATAGTATTGGAAATATAACAAAATCAAATGCACATACTCCAAGATATAACCAACCCATAGCAGGACGCCATTTAGTATTAAAAGCTGTTTCTTTATTTTGTGTACTCATTTTTTATCCTTGTTTGTCTCTACGTTTTTTATCATCTTGCTCTTTTAAATAAGCAATCAATAATGATATGTATATGTCACGTTCCCATGGCAACATATTTTCAATCTCAGTCAATGAATATTTATGATGTTGCATCAGTGCAAAATTAGTTTCGAAATAGGCCTCTAGCGTGTTGTGGGCGAGGCCAATTCGAAAAAATCTGCAATACCTTGTAAAACCACTTTATTATCAACTCCTGTATTAGGATTTTTAATAGTAATTTCATGTTTTAAACGAGGCATAGTATCAAAAAATACTTTAATCTTTTTAAAAGATTCTTGAGGTAAACTCTCAATAAACTCTTTTAATTCTTGTTTAGGTGTATCTTTTGCTGGGTATATTTTATCGCCATCAAATATATGGTCTATACAATCTGCAATTATATCAAAAACTTTTTCAATTTGTAAATTGTCTATACCTTTTCCTGCACCATAATTTTTAAGTGTTGGATATTTAAAAACAACACCTAAGTTTCTATTTTCATCAATGACAATTTTATTTGTATGTTCATCATCAACATGAACATTTACTTGTGTTAAATCTATTTCTGTTTCAACATAAGTTTTGTTGTCATCTGGACATATCAATTTAAATTGTGATTTTTCTGATACTGATTTAGCTCGTATATTTAAAAATATATATTCAACATCAAAGATTGGTAAATTATTTACATTCAATACTTTAAATGTACATTCATTTACTATGTCTTTTAAAGCGTTAATCATTTGATTGTCATCACCAGTTTCAAGAGCAATGTATAATAATTTCTCCTCTTTAACTAGAAACGGCCTGTATTTTATTTTTTTATCTACTGATGGTAACGTCAATTCATACGTTGGTACATCAATCTTGGGTAACGTCATAATTATCTCCTTTATATTATATAGTTATGTTATAGGTTAATTGGTGGTATTCCTGGTAGATTAGTAAATGGAGGCGATACTCGACCACCAGTAATTTTTCCAATTGGTAAACTTCTTTGTAATTGGTCTATTACTTGAGTTCCTGCACGTCTTAATGTAGGTGGCAAATTATCTAATAATCCACCAAATAAACCACCGCCGCCTGGTTTTACTACTACACTTCTTTGAGTAGGAGTACCAACATTAATTTGGCCTAATTTATCTAAGTAATAATTAATCCAATATCTAAATGTAAATGTTACTGTAAATGTTTGCAAAGCATTTGCATCATAACTATAATCAACTGGCCCTATTGTTTTAGGAAAACATTCTAATAATTGAATACCATAAGTAACATCATCTCTATCATCTTGACTTGCAAATTGTCCTAATTGATAAATGTTTACATTTGAAACATAATTATCATAAAAATTATAATTGTTAGATTGATTACTATAAATGCTGGATTGCCATGCTTCAAAATAAGAACGTTCTCTCATAAATTTATCACAATAAAATGTTGCTTGAATATCTTGTGATTTAATATCATGCGCTATTTTATAAACTGGCCCTTGATGTCTAACTTCTTTAATTTGTATATCTCTTTCAGGCATAGAAATAGCAGAACAAAATGCTTGAACTCTACGAACTTCTGATTTCTGATAACTATCAATAGGAAATGCAGGTATAGTTATATTACCTTTATCAGTTAAATCAACTTGTGGTGCTTTTGTAGGTAAACTAAATTCAACATAGTATCTTGCTTTACGAGCAAATCCTTCTGCTTCATTAATATAAGATTGAAAACGACCCATAGTCGTTTGAGGATTACCACCTTGTGCTTGACGAAATCTAGGGTCTTGATTTACACGGTCAAGTGACCTATCTCTATTAATACCAACTCGAACATCAAAATTGCCTATTCTTAAACCGCCTGATAAAATTGCCATTAGATTGAACTCCTTGATGCTTTGTAAACACTAGCAGCTGATTGTTTTTTAAATTGTTGTACAGGTAAATAAACAGCAACTGCAGCCTGTGTTAAATCTATTTTAAGAAAATTAGAACGAACATGTTTCCACAAATACTTTTTAATAGTAGGTTTAACAAGAGGTATATTTTTAACTCTTGACCAACTAACATCAAATTTTGTTGTTTTGTCCATTTTATTATTTGTTGCCCATTGTTGCATTACTTCTAATAATCTTAATCTTAATGCTGGTGGTAAATAGTGAAAGTTTAAACCACTAAATCCACCTTCTATTGTTTCTAATGGTAATACAAGTGGAAATGTATCATAAACAGGTAATGTTTTTTTATACTTTGGGTCATAAAAGAACATGTTTAATAAACCAATACTAGGACGGCCAGTCAAACGGCCTTCTCTCATAAGTTTATTTGCTGTAATATTATCTGCAATAGATGAAATTGCGTTCCTGTACCAATTGCCAGAACGCATTGTGCCACCTTGTTTGTCCACCAATTTATCTAATATACTAACCATTTACTATATTTATGTTAGTTATAGATACCTATATCTTTTTCTGTAAATATTTTAAATTGCAAATCGTGTTCATTACAATAGATTTTGGCAGCCTCCCATTTGGCTTGATTCTTCAAATATTCTAAATGTTCTCTTAAAAAATACTTAGTTTGTTTCTTTGGTTTCTTTGGTGCAAAGCATTGTCTATAAGGTTTAACTTCAACCATAAATTTTTGACCTGATTTTAACTTAAATATGAAATCTGGAAAATAACGATGTATTTTATAGTCAACAGGTGAACGATAAACAATAGGCAATTCTTCTGATGCCCAAAATTCAACCTCATCATTACTATCCAAATAAACCATCATACGTCTTTCCAACATAGAACGATACACTATTCTGTTTGGATCGCCTGCATATTTGAGTGGATTTTTTGGTTTAAAAATACCTTTATAACTTGTCATATCACATATAAATATTACTATTAATCACAAAGATATTTATAACTTATGGCAGATGTATCAAATTTAATCCAACAAGCACAAAGTAACCTTTTGTCAAGTGGTTCAGGCATTGGTGGCGGTTTATTTAATAATATATTTGCAGTAGGTTCTAGTAACCCAGCAAAAAATGCTGCCGATGCACAAATAATAAACAAATCACCATTAGAATTAAAAAACGATACTTCTCAACCAAAACCTCAAGCTAATCCATACGCATTTGCATCAACTTGGTATCCTGAACAAGTATCTAATTTAGGTGATGGTAATTATATGATATTTGATATACTTGCAACTGATGCTGCTTCAACGGCCCCTAGTGGTTGGGTACATGGTGCAGGAAACGGTAAGCAATTACAACCTTTAGAATCAGATATATCTTCAGCAGAACCAAGTTTTGCAAATGCTAAAAAAGTTAATCTTGAATTAGGAAATAAAAGAATAACTCAAGCATCATCAGGTATAAATGCTGGTGCAGTTGGTTCAAGGCATACTAGAATTGTTAATTCTGTCGTATTATATACGCCACCAGGAATTAAAACAAGTTATAATACAAATTATGAAGCACCAGAAACTGGATTTATGGGAAATGTTATTGGTGCAGGACAAGGTAAAGGTTTTTGGGATTCATTATTAGGTGCAGGTACAGGAATATTACAAGGCATAGGAAATATAGCAAATGAAATAACAGCACAGGCTGTTTCTTTGGTTCCTGGTGGCGGTGATTTAAAAGCAGCACAACAAAAAGCAACAGGTCGTGCTATTAATCCACATCTTGAAATGACATTTAAATCTGTACCATTTAGAGAGTTTGATTACACTTTTGAATTTGCACCAAAAAATAAAACAGAACTAGATAGAGTACAACAAATACTTTTTTTGTTTAGATATCACATGCAACCAGAACTTGGTTTTGGTAATGATTTTATAGTACCATCAGAATTTCAAATCACATATATGGTTCTTAATAAAAGAAATGCCTACATTCCTAGAATTAGTAAGTGTGTATTAAAATCTATGGATATAGAACATGGTGATGCAACTGCTTTTAATACTCTTGCGACCGATTCAGTTGGTTCTGCACCAGTATATACTAAAATGACATTAAAATTTGGTGAAACAGAAATTATGACTAAAACAACAGTCAATAAAGGATTTTAATGTATTTTTCATATTTTCCTCAAGGACTTTATACTTTAAAAAATAATGGTATAACAGTACAAAAACAAGTAACTAATTTATTACGTAGAATAAAAGTTAGAACAAAAATTTTAAATGACACTATGTTATACGATTTATATGATATACCTGAAAATGAAACACCCGAAATTACCTCATTAAAACATTTTGGCAGTACAAAATATCATTGGGTAATATTAATGACAAATAACATTACAGACCGTTATTATGGTTGGCCTTTATCTAATTATGAATTTGAACAATATGTAAATTCAAAGTATAATAATCCTTATGGCGCACATCATTATGAAATACAACAATCAAGTGGACCAACTACAGGATTTGGCCCAAGCGATTATTCAAATCTAATTCAAGTTAACAGTGATTATCCTGACGCAACAGAAGTTACTAATTATGCTTATGAACAAAGAATACAAGACAAATTAAGACAAATTAAATTATTAAATCCAGCTTACTTGCCTATTTTATTGGAAGAATTTCAAAAATTAATTGCATAATAAAGAAAGAAGATAATTATGAGTATCTATGACAGTATTGACCCCAGTGTTATTAAAAAAGCTGGCGATTATATCTTATCAGATATTAATTTAATTTCATATAGAAGTAAAGACGGTTCTAATAAACCTGATTCAATATCTATTGAAACAATGGTCATAGAAATGAATCTATATGAAAGTATTTACAATAAAACATTATCAGGCAATCTAGTTGTAGTAGATGCAAATGGTCTTATTGCCAAAATGCCTTTAACAGGCAATGAACGATTAAGTTTTAAATTTATAACACCTTCTATTAATATTGGTTATGATTTTACAATTGAAACTGGCAATCCAATGTATATTTACAAAGTTCAGGCAAGACAAGAATTAACCGCTCGTTCACAAGTTTATGTATTGCATTTTTGTAGTAAAGAGATGATACGTAATGAACAGGTAATTGTAGATAATGCTCAATCTTCAACACATTCTCAAATGATAGCCTCTATTACAAAAGATGAAAGTTTTTTAGCATCACCTAAAAGATATTATTTTGAACCATCATTAGCATCTAAATTTATATTTACAAAACAAAAACCTTTTGATGCAATAGATAATATATCAAAATTAACACAAAGTGTACAGTTTGCAAATGCAGGTTATTACTTCTATGAAACATCACAAGGATTTTATTATCGTTCACTAGAACACATGTTAGCCGTTGCATCAGATACGGCTCGTGCTGCCATTGCCAAATATAGACCAAAACCATCAAACGTAAGACAAACACCAGGCGGTGAAAAAGATGTCAAAAACGAAATGCAACTCGTAATGAGTTATTCTATTGTAGATGAATTTGACACATTAAAAAATTTAAGAAACGGTGTATATGCCAGTAAGTTAATAACACACGACCAATTAAATAAAACATTAACTGAAACTGTATATGATTATAGATTAGATTATCCAAATCACCAACATACAGAGGCCGATGCAAATGGCCAACGTATCGATGGCAAAGGTATATTACCTACAATATTAAGAGATGGTAAATATCTAACTGATTATCCAGACGGTACAATTTATCTATTAACAAGTACGTCAAAGTCTTTTGATAATAACATAGAAAAACCAGATAGTACACAAATAGTACAACAACGATTAAGTCAAAGATTGGCCTTTCAATCATTTAAACTACAATTAACATTAAACGGATTTACTGGCCTACAAGCAGGAGATGTCATTACCTTTGATATGCCATCGTATGCACCCAAAGATGACGTAGAGACATTGGACAGAGACCCCTATATGTCTGGACGCTATTTGGTTACAAGTATTAGACACCAATTAGATAGAAGTAAGAAAAAACACATAATGATGCTAGAGTGTATGAAAGATAGCGTTGCCAGACCTTTTCCTTCTAATCCTACAATAGATACATTTACTGGACAAGAAAAGTCTTACAACGGCAGAGATGGTATTATAAGTTTATACGACCTTGACCAAGGTGCAGAAATTATTTACAGTAACATTTTTTCTTCTTAACTATGAAAATATCTGAGAGTCCGACGATTTTTCCTGCAAGACCGCCGATTTTTTGCAACAGGCCTATGCTAATGGCCGACCTAATGGCCGACCTACAAGCACCGAGAGGCATACTCACTAAATATTAGTGAAACCCTATAACAAAGTGAGAATTATGTTAAAACCAATTAAAAACAAAGTTAAGAAAATTAAAGATAAACTCCCTTTAGGTGTATGTAAGTGTAAACAATGCAAATGTAACAAGAGAGATAACTAAGAGGTGGCCGTGATAGTAAGAGAAGTTTTATATAAACTAATAGATAAAGTCATGCTAGCGCATGCCTGGTCTAGTATAATTGTATTTTACGTGGTGGCCAGTAGGCCTGCGTAGAACTGGAGAAATAGGCGGAAATGATGTATGTTGAAGTGTTATTATCAGGCAATCTAACGAGAGAAAAATATGTATAACGAAAACTTTATGGGCATCAATGGCTTCTTCTGGTTTACAGGCCTAGTTGAAGATAGACAAGACCCATTAAAAGCAGGCCGAGTTAAAGTAAGAATTGTTGGCAGTCATACGGCCGATAAGATTAAACTGCCTACTTCTGAGTTGCCTTGGTGTTTAGTAATGTTGCCAGTTACGGCCAGCGGCGTCTCTGGTATTGGACAGTCGGCGACCGGACTACTCGAAGGAAGCTGGGTGTTTGGTTTCTTTCGTGATGGATCTTTTAAACAAGAACCGGTTATATTAGGTAGTTTACCAGGAAGGCCAACACAGGGAGCAAATAGCTCACAGGGCTTTTTTGACCCTAACGGTGTTTACCCTAAGTATATAAACGAGCCTGATGTCAATCGTCTGGCCGTAAATGGAGAGATTAAACACCCTAGTCTGGCCACTGATGCGGCGAATAGGATTACAAGCATACAGGCCTATAACTCAGCATGGGAACAACCTAATTCTTCTTATGCGGCCGTTTATCCATTTAATCATGTATATGAATCGGAGTCTGGCCATATTGTAGAGTTTGATGATACAAAGGACCACGAGAGAATACACATTCGCCATAGGTCTGGCACATCCATAGAATTAAGGCCAAATGGCGACCAGTTAACCGTTATAAGAGGAAACAGTTATCTAATCATAGACCAAGACAATAAGGTTTATATACAAGGCAATTCAGATGTAACCGTACAAGGCAATGCCAATGTAAAGGCCGGCTCAGACGCCAACGTACTGGCTCAAAATATTAATATGATTACAACAGGCGACCTTAATATGAATATAGGTGGTAAACTAAACATAACAGCAGGTAGCCTAACAGAGAATATAGCAGGTGAAACCAACCTAACATACGAAGGCGACCTACACACCAATATAAAGGCCGATACATATACAAATAAGGCCGCAGGTGGTACAGACTATACAAGTACTGCACCTAGAGAATCAGGTACGATAACTGAATAGAGTGCCAGTTATCGTATCTATTATCGGGGCCCTGTTAGGTACGATAAGTGAATAGTGCTTGACTTATCGTAGCTGTGAAAAAGGCCAGCAAAACAGTGGAAAAAAGGAACCCGTAATCTATAATTGCTTCACTATAACAACACGATAAACGCAGGCCCTTATTCTAATGGCCACCTCTATTATTCTAATGGCCACCTCTATCTAGTCAAAATCTGGTAAAAAGCGTTAACATCCTTATAGGCGAAAAATTTCCTGGTATATTTTTACTGTTCCAGGTTTGATTTACCATAAATAATAATATCAATTTCCAAAGAAAGCATACTACTATGAAAGTGTTTATAGAAGATGATGGTATTTCTATACCTATATAGATTGACATTATAATTAAATTACTATATAATGGTGGTTATACAATATGTCTATAGGTTTGTTGTTTGCGTTAATTCTTATTGGTTTCTATACGTTTGTTATAGGATTGGCAATTGCATTAGTTTATTATGTAGATAATTATTGTAACAACAATGATTATAAGTCTTTTAAAAATAATAGAAAAAGGTTTAAAAAGTATTCAAAGGATTATTTAAACTTTAATTAATTCTTATTGGTTTCTATACGTTTGTTATAGGATTGGCAATAACACTATTAAAAATATTAGATAGTTATAAAAAAAATATCAATGGTAAAAAAAAGTAATATAGTAAATACATTAAAGGTTTCATGTGATGGTGAAGAAACTCATCCTTTAGTTTATTATACACTTAAAGAATATAAAGATAAACAAATTAAAGCGGCTTGTCATTATTGTGGTAAACTGTTTGTATATAAAGAAAATGATTAGACAATACGTTTATATTATTATATTCATAACAATGGTGTTTATGTTATTAGGTTGTTCAAATGTAAGAATGGCCTGTCATATTGAAGGTTCTCAATCTACGGCAACAACTAAAGACCAAGCTAAAGATTCATCTGCATTTAATTCATTAAAAGATACAACACAAGAGTGTGCAAAAAATCCAACAGTTATTATATTTAAAGAGTTTTAATAAAAAAAAGTAAAGTACGTCCAAACAACTGCGTTTAGTATTAAATAACTTATTACGATAGTGCCCATACTATTAAGGATTGTTAGGCGACATAGGCACATCAAAGATAAAAGCAATACGTTCTGCTGGCCCTATGTTTTCAGCCATGTGATTTTTCTTATTGTCAAACCAAAAGAAAGTGCCTGGTGGAACTACTACTACTTCTTTAGTATCATCATTTTCGCCATCGTCCCAAACTGTGTAACGATAAATGCCTTTAATAGATAAATGATAACGGTCTTTAGTTAAATAATAATTACCTCTATCAATATGTTTGCCTGTCATTCCGCCTGGTGCAGTCTTTAAAAATGCACAACGGCCTACTTTAAGTTTTAATGTGGCTAACCATTTTTGAATTTCTGTATGTCTGATTGTGGCTTCTGTTGGTACACAAATTTCTGTATCGCCTATAAATTCGCCAGGTTTTGAAATGCCACCCATTACAAGTTGCAATACACCTGAAGTAACAAGTTTAGTGTGAGGGTCTTGTCGGTCAACGCCTTTCATACGACTTACATTACCCCAATCTTCTGGGTATTGTTCCAATTGTTCACGTATTTTAGATACGTCTATATCACGTTTAATGATACGAATATTTTTCATTAATATACCTCAAATCAATACTATTATATTATATACTATTTAGTTTATGTTGTCAATGCTTTTATAAATAAACATACCAACAACTAAGGAGTGTGTATGGTAAGAAAAAGTAAAGTAAAAACTCCTGAAGATATCATTAACGATATAAAAGAAAAACAATCTGAAATTGACGAATTATTGTGGGAACTAGAGGATACTATAAGTGTTTCTTCTGATGAAGATATTTCCGACTTTGACGAGGACGAGGAAATAGACGAAAC